TCCACTATGGCTTTTAATCTCAACGGATTCAACTTTAACCAATCCGTCGTAGCGTCTAGTGGTAGGGTTGTCCCTACTTGGGCAGATGTATTAAACCGTGCTAATCTAGGTATGGAAGTAATGCACGAAAGAAATGCCCACAACTTTCCTCTCGACTTGGCAGCTATAGAAGCAACACCAGTCGTTTAATCAACGTCCGTTCATCCCTTTCAATCAGGGACGCATGACACCCAAGCATGGAACGGGGCTTGGTATATGGATTTTACAATGACAGTAACTTACGTATATCGTGGCGTTGAGTACACCAAAACTACAAAGTAAATTGATGGCTCATCAAAATTCTCAAGTTAAGGCTGGAGTAACAAGACTCCTAGACCCTAATTATCCTGAACCTGAATCTAAAAAAGAGGAGGAGTTTGAGGAAGATATAGATCTAGAAACAGCTCTTACATCTTTGTGAGAAAATTTAACGAATTATGGATAGTGGTCTTCGGACTGCTATCCTTTTTTATTATGGTAGAAAGTATGCACTTAAACTACCATCGGTCAGAGACACCTCAGTGTCGGATCTCTGACTAATTGGCTTTTGCCCTCTACGGAGGATACCATTAGCCGTCTAGACGGTGGGATAGACCACAACAAATTGATCAAGAAATTTCAGCTGAAGAAAGTTAATATAAAAATTATCCAATAACAATGGGACAACAAAACAGCACACTGACCACTAATTTAACAGGGCCAGGTGCAAATAATGGTGACGTTTCAACCTATACCGCTGGTGAAGGTGCGAGACGTGCGCTGTATCTTAAATTGTTCAGCGGTGAGCTGTTCAAAGGATTCCAACGCAATACAATTGCAAGGGATCTAGTAATGAAGAGAACTTTGAAGAACGGTAAGAGTCTTCAGTTCATCTATACAGGTCGTACAAGTGCGGAATACCACACTCCAGGCAACAGCATATTAGGTAACTCTGATAATGCACCTCCAGTTGCTGAGAAGACTATCACTTGCGATGACCTACTTGTTAGTTCTGCATTCGTTTACGAGCTGGACGAGACCCTTGCTCATTATGATTTGAGGGGAGAGATCTCACGTAAGATTGGTTATGCTCTTGCAGAAACTTATGATAGGAAGATCTTCCGTGCAATTACAAAGGCTGCACGTCAACCTTCTCTAATCACAAAGACAAACTTTAAAGAGCCAGGTGGATCACAGATTCAAGTTGGTACTGCTACTGATTCTACAGGTGGTGGAAAGGCTTATGATTCAACTTCTCTAATTAACGCATTCTATGACGCTGCGGCTGTTTTAGATGAGAAAGGAGTAAGTACAGAAGGTCGTGTAGGTGTTCTAAACCCACGTCAGTACTATGAATTAATCCAAGCTGTTGGATCTAATGGTCTTGTAAACAGAGATGAGCAAGGTGACGCATTACAGTCAGGTAATGGAATCATCGAGATTGCTGGTATCAAGATATACAAGTCTATGAACATTCCGTTCTTTGGACGTTTCGGTACTAAGTATGGTACTGCATCTGCAACAAACCCAGGTGTAACTTCACCAGGAAACATCGGAGACTTCGTAGAAGTTGAGATGGCTGATGAGACTGCTGCTACTGCTCATGGTGCTACTAAGACTGTTAACAACTATGGTAACGGTACTAACGCATTCGAGAACAGCTGTGGACTTATCTTTGGTAGAGAAGCTGCTGGTGTTGTAGAAGCAATCGGACCTCAAGTTCAAGTAACATCTGGAGATGTATCAGTCATCTACCAAGGAGATGTTATATTAGGAAGGCTCGCAATGGGTGCCGACTTCTTGAACCCTGCTGCTGCAGTGGAATTAGTTGCTGGTGTTGCACCAACATCTGATGCTACTGGAGCTACCACATCAGGTAACGCTAAGTTTACTTAATATATTATTCATACGGGGAGGCTTCGGTCTCCCTTTTTTTATTACAAAATTTTTTATGGCTTCCACGACAATTGATACCGAGACCGAACTCTCCGCTGTAAACGCAATCTTGGGAGCTATTGGTCAATCACCAGTAACTTCTATTGAAAATTCACAAGCTAATCCAGAAATATCATTCATCTATAATCTATTAAGAGATGCTAATGTGGATGTACAGAATGAAGGTTGGCACTTTAATACAGAAAAACATATACACATAACACCTGATCAAAATGGTAAAGTAGAGATAGCTTCTGATATACTTAAAATGGATATGGCAGATGGCTGGAGTAAAAGACATTATGATGTAGTAAGAAGATATAATTCAACTGATAAAAAACATTATTTATATGATAAATTTGACCATACATTTGATTGGTCTGATCATACAGAAGTAGTATTAGATGTAGTTAAATTATTTCCATTTGCAGATGTACCTGAACCATTTAAAAGGTATATGATATATAAAGCATCTACTAGAGCTGCTACACAATTAGTAGGTAATCCTCAGTTAGCTAGATTATTAGCACAACAGGAAGCATTAGCTAGAGCTACATGTATGGAGTATGAATGTAATCAAGGTAATCATAGTATGTTTGGTTTCCCTGAAGATTCTAACTATCAAACATATCAACCTTGGAGGAATCTTTCTAGATAATGGCATCAATAACACAAAGCATACCTAATTATACAGGAGGTATAAGTCAACAACCAGATGAAAGAAAGTTTCCAGGTCAAGTAGTTGATGTTGTTAATGCTATACCAGATGCTACAAATGGACTATATAAAAGACCTGGAGCCGAAAGAGTTGGTACAAGTAAATTAGAAAATGTAGCTGCTGGTGGGTCATGGTTTCATTACTATAGAGATGAAACAGAAGGATCTTATATAGGACAGGTAGATGCTAACGGAGCATTAAAGGTTTGGAAAGCTAGTGGTAAAAATGCTGGTGCTGCTCAAACTATTGTTTACGGTACTGGTGGAGAAACAGCTATTAAAGCTTATCTATCTTCAGCTACTTCTGAAGATATACAGTTCTTAAGTATTAATGATACTACATTTGCAAGTAATAGATCTAAACCAGTACTTCATAGTGGTACTACTGATGGAGCATCTGATACTCACTATGCTTTCATAGAAATACTAAGAACAGAAAACGGTAGACAGTATGGAATGAATCTCTATCAGAGTGAGACTACTTCAGAACTTTCTAGAGCTACTAGATTAGAAATTATAGATGATACTTTAGATGAAACTGGTGGGTCTGGTCCTTGCCCTGGTATAGGTACTCAAGTATTTAGTCATAGTACTAGTAATAATTCTAGTAAAAATCTTATATTTCGTATCACTACTTTAGGGCAGCAAGGTCAGTTAAACTCTATTGATGATCCAGATTCAGTCCCAGCAAGTACTTATAGCTGTTCATATAATAGAAGAATTCAACTATTACATGGAGGAGAAGGTTGGGAAACTGGTAATCAAACTCCTGCAACATCATCTAATCTTGCTATAGAATTGACTCAAGCTAAAACTCCTTATAAATATCAAATCCAAGTAAAGGATCATGAAACTATAAAAGTTAAAGCTGATATAAAAGCAGTACGTCCAACACCAACACCTTTTGATGGCGAAACAGCTGTTACTCTTGATACTATTTTAGGTGGTATCATGGATGAATTAGGACAGTTACAAGGTCAAACAAAAGTACAGACACCAGATGGAGGAGATATAACTGCTACAATTATTGGTAATGGTATTTACTTATCATCTGCTAAAGCATTCCAAGTTGAGGTAGTTAATAAAGATTTAATGAGAGTAATGCAATCATCAACAAATGATGTTGCTAATTTACCTAGTCAATGTAAGGATGGTTATTTAGTTAAAGTAGCAAACTCTCAAGAATCAGATGATGATGATTACTATTTAAAATTTGAAGGAGAGAATGGTAAAGACGGTCCTGGTGCATGGGTAGAAGTAGCTGGTCCTGGTTTAGTTAAAGGCTTTGATAAGTCTACTATGCCACATGTTATACAAAGAACAGCTATAGCTAATCAGGGTCAGGATTCAGAACTAGCTACATTTACTGTTAAACAGTATGATTATCCTGACAGAGCAGTAGGAGATGATAATACAAATAAGATACCTACTTTCGTTAGTATACGATCTGGTCATCCAGACTATGACGGTACTAACGATGATAGATATATAAATAAAGTTTTATTCTTCCGTAATAGACTAGCATTCTTATCTGGTGAACGTATAATAACATGTCAACCTGGAACTTTAGGTGCTCCTGATTTCTGGGCTAAGACGGCTTTAGCTGTATCAGCTTCTGATCCTATTGATATATCTAGTAGCTCTATGTTCCCATCAGCTTTATATGATGGTATAGATATAAATGCAGGTCTCTTAGTATTTAGTAGTAATCAACAATTCTTATTATCTTCTGATGATACAATAATGAATCCTGATACTGCTAAACTTAGAAGTGTAGCTACATACAATTATAATATTAATATACCTCCTATATCCATGGGAGTATCAGTAGGTTATATAGATAATTCTGGTAAGTATAGTCGTTTCAATGAAATGATAAATACTGCTAGAGAAGGAGAACCTACAGTAGGTGAGACAAGTAAACTTGTACCTACTTTACTTCCTAAAAGTATAGACTTAATAACTAATTCTAGAGAAAACCAATTAGTATTATTTGGTAAGACTGGAACAGATATAGTATATGGTTTTAAATATTTTCAGATAGGAGAAAAAAGACAACAAGCTTCATGGTTTAAATGGCAGTTTAAAAATAATTTAAAGTATCATTTTATTATTGATGATAATTATTATTTCTTAGATACTGACGATTTCTTACAACGAATAAGTATTGTACAAACTGATGATGATATCAGTATAACTCAAGATGATGTAAATTATCTTCTTCATTTAGACAATCATGTTCAAGTAACTGGTGGTGTCCATGATGAAGCAACAGATGTAACTAAATTCACTCATGGTACTAATGGTGCTGTTACAGATTGGATAGATCAAGTTACTAATGGTGATACAGATTTAGTTATTATAGATAAAGAACCTGGATCACAGAATACAAGATTAGGTAGGTACGCATCATGCACTGTAGTTGATGGTGATGATTTTACAGTACCTGGTAAGTGGACAGATACTTATCAATTAGGATACTTGTATGAATATAATGTTAAGTTTCCTAGAATATATAGTACAAAACTTGAAGGTAATAGATCAGTATCAGATGTCAATGCTTCTTTAATATTACATCGTGTTAATATAAGTTTCGGTAAAGTTGGTCTATATGAAACTGTATTAAATAGAGTAGGTAAAGATCCATATTCTGAATTATATGAATCTTCTCTATCTGATGAGTATGAAGTATCAGATGCTCCATATCTTGAGGAGTATATACAGACAGTACCTATATATGAAAAGAATAAAAACGTAGATATAACACTTAAATCAAAACACCCTGCTCCAGCTACATTACATTCAATGTCTTGGGAAGGAGACTATACACCCATGTACTATCAACGTGTCTAAATTTGATATACAACCACTAACAATTGAGGCTGCTTATGAGGTAGCCTCTAATTTACTTCCAGAAGACCGTAGAGAGGTCGAAGAAGGTCACGGGATAGATCCTGTAGACATAGCACATTTGGCTGCTCAGAGACCCTCTGCGATATCTTTCACTGCCCCTAACGGCAAGACTGCTGGGATGGCTGGCATAGAAGATGATGGAACTGTATGGATGTTATGTACTCCAGCAATCCATGAATACCCAATTGCATTTGTTAAAGGAGCTAAGGAATTTATAGATGGTCGATCTATTCCTTTTATCCATAACATAGCAGATGCAAGAAACAAAGTCCATTTAAAGTTACTAAAGTTTTTAGGCTTTAATTTTTTAGGAGAAATTTCCTATGGACCTAATAATATAACATTTATTAAATTCTCAAAGAATTATGTTTGACGCAATATTTGGTACCCCAAATAGAGATAAGGCTATGGCTTCACAGCGTAACCTTATGCACAACCAGTTAGCTAAAGGAAACCAGTTACATAACCAAGGTACAACTGGTAAAATGGAGCAAGAACTTGCTATAATGAATTATCGAAAGCGAATAGCTAACGATGTTCAAAGAGCAGGGATTAAAGCTCAAGGTGATATAAATAAAAAATCAGAACAATTAGCACGTTTAGGAGCTGGAGCTGTTGTTGAAGGAGGTAGAAGTAGAACAAGCAGAAAAGGTGGTGGTAGAAGTAATCAAACTTTAATGTTATTATCCCAATTATCAAAAGCAGAATCTATGGGTAAATATGTTAAAGGAGAAAGAGCAGATGCTGCAAGACATAATGCTTTGTTAAATTACCAAAATGATTTTGCTAAAGCTAATGCTAAGATAGGTGTTGGTGTTGGTGCTAAACAAGGTGTTACATATACTAAAGATAATAACGCATTGAAGTTTGCTAAGTTAGCTATCAGTGTAGCTACAGGTGACTTTGGTGGTGCGTTTGGTACCATGGACGGTGGTGGCAACGCTAGTCTCATCCAAGCAATTGGAGGAGGAGAAAAATATGATCCAAGTACAGGCTGGTTAACTGGCAGAGGCTAATTATGACAAACTCAGGACTACAATGGGCAAGCCCCGAAACACCTAAACAGTATGATACAACTGGTCAGTTAAAACTTAAAACTTTTACAGATTTAACTACTGCTACAGGTCAAGCTACTAAAGATTCAATAAAAGCACATAATGATCTTACTAAATCTATCATAAATAGCATAGATACAGGTGAGGAGCAAAGAAAAGATATTATAGATTTTTACACACAACTTGCTCCTAAAGCAGCTGGACAAGCTATCAGTGCTTATAAGAATATAAAAGAAGCAAGAGAAGAGTTTAGACCTGTAATGGATGTTGATGAAGCTTTAGAAGATCCAAAAGAATTAGTTAGGTATAATAAGCATCTACAGCATGATACCATGATCAATGACGTCATTGGTAGAGCTTCTGCTGTTACAGAAAATCAAGGCGATATCGTAGGTGCTCTTGCTATTTTAAATATTAATGATAGAGCTGGAAAGAAAGAAATTTTAAATAGATATATTAATGAAATCAGACCATCAGTTCATGAAGCTATGTCTGATACAGTTTTTAAAATAGGTAAAAATGAGTACACACTTAATTCAACAGATGATCCTAATATAGAGTTAGAAATAAGGAAAAGAATAGATGTAGCTATAGCTGCTAATGCTTATAGAACTGGTAAATTTGGTAAAAATGAGATAATATATGGTATACTTATACCTGCTAAAAAAGATAATAAAGATAAATTCTTAGCTAGTACTGCTGCTTTAGCTGTAAAAAATAAACAAGAATTACTTATTAAAAGAAGAAAAACTCTAATAGAAGGTGTCAGAACTAGTGATCCTCTTGTTTTAGGGAATCATATTAATAATCAATTATTGAATGCTAGTAATACATTAAGTAGAAGACAAATAGCAGAAGGTACTGTTGAAGATCTTGTACAATTAGCAGAATTAGGTGAAGATAAAAACGGATTAGACCCATTAACTGTAAAAAATCTTCTATTAAATACACCCTATGAAAATTGGAATGGTGATCATGCAAGTATAGTTGATGCTTTTAATAAAAATGCAGATGGAAAAGGTAAAGAATGGATAGCTAAACTTGATAAAATAATATCTACTAATCTTGACATTAAAGAAACTGCACTTAAAGCTACAGCTGCTGGAATTACTGAAAAGTACATACCTTTACTTTTGAATGATCTGAGTATAGAAGCAGAGCAAGCAATCATGAATCAGTTAGAACAAGAAATTAAACTAATTAAAAGTTCTCCATCTGGTGCTCGTATAGAGCTTTTTTTAGAACAAAAGATTAAAGAAATTAGAGCGTTTGGTGGTCTTAGAGAGAGACATGAGGCTCAATATAGAATGATACTAGCTAAATATAGGGCTAAAAAACCTGTATTACAATCTGATTATGAGGGTTTAGCTCCTGAATATATCAATGCTTTAGAGAATGCTTTTGAATTAAAACCTTGGAATCAACAAGATACTTTACTAGTAACTGATATTTTAAAGAAAGGTTTATTGAGACAAGATGTATTAAGAGCAGTTTATAAAACATCTGATATAGGTTTATATAAATCAGATATAGATAATCTAGAAATAGAATTATTAGAAATAACTGCTGGACATTATAATGAGTATATAAAAAATAATAATCATGAAACTTCACTGAGACTTGCTGCTGCTAAGACTAATTCATTATATACTGATATGATAAAAAATGCTTTAAAAAGAAAAGCTACTAAAGAAGATATCAGTATATTATCTGAAACTATTACTAGCATGGCACGACCAGGAATAGGTGATGTAAAAGATATACAAACACTTAAAAGGCTTCATGCTGAAAAATTAAACTTTATAAAAGTTATCAAAAGCAATAATGATCTATTAAGAAATTATACTTTATTTAATAGTGAAGATAGGTTAATAGGTGAAGATGAGAGAGCTTTGACATTATTAATGAGATGGAATACTAATGGTGGTATAGGTAAATTACCTGATATTTATAAGCATTGGTCAGCAGCATCTGGTATACCTGTGGAGAGGATAGCTCTATATAGATTGAGAAGTCTTTCTGGAGAAAAAGGGGTAGCTGCAATTGAAGCAAATGATGAGTTTTTAGCTGCTGAAAAAATAACAATAGAAAATATAAATAATAGACATCCTAGTATTGATAAATTAATTAAATCTAAAAGTGCTGGAGAAGCTAATGCAGTAAGATTAAATTCAGAAATAATTAATGATGAAAAGTTCATTACTTCACAACTTCATCCTTTAGCTACTGAATGGTCTTCTAATAAAAAAGGTATTACACCATTTGATTTTATGCAAGTTTTACATAAAAAAGAAGGAGAACTTCCTACAGAAAAACCTATAACTAAAACTAGTATACGAAATTTATATAGTATATTTGACAAGGGTGATTATTATAATATAGGAGGTTTTGGGATACCAGATGAACCTACGTTTAAACTAATAGCTAGTTCATTATTACTATCAGGTCATATAACATTAGATACTGTTTTTGATGAAGAAACTCAAAAATTATTTTATAGAAAAGCTGCTGCTATGCAGTCTGAAGCAATACAATTAGTATCTGGTATACAGTATAGTCAGACTCAATTTAATAAGGAACAGTTAGAAGAGTGTGGTTTAGGTAATACTGAATTTAACGGAGAATTATTAGAAAAAAACTTAACAGAATTCTGTAAAAAGAACTACAAAAGTAAAACAAAATGAATATAGAATCAGTCGATAAAGACTTAAATAAATCACCTATTAACGATATTAATTCTGCTTTTGATGATGCTGAAAAAAATCCTGATGAATTACAACAATTTATAGGACAAGATGAAGAGCAAGGCATAAAAGAAAGGGAAGATCCCAGACAACAAGAGGGAGGAGGTGGTTTCAGAGGAGTTGTAAAAGAAGTACAATCAGCTTTATCGGGTGGTCTTCAAGATACAGCTTCTTCTATAGCAACATTTCCTGAACGTACTGTGGATATGTTCTCTGGCGAAATGCAGAGAGAGAAGGCAACAAAAGGTTACTATAGACCTGATTGGTCTCCATTTGTAGATCATGATAACCCTATCATAACTAATACATGGTGGGGTTCTTTGTTAAGAGGAACAGTACACTTTGGTACTATGGCTGTAGGTATTACAGCAGCAGCTAGTGCAGCAGGTATATCTGCTCCAGCTTCCTTAACAGGTGTAGCTGGCTATAGCTTACTTAGAGCTGCTGGTATTGGTGCAGTAGCTGATTTAATATCTAAAGAATCTGACGGTCATAATGCTCTTGGTATGCTAAGAGATAGATATGGCTGGATGGATACTCCATTATCTACAAAAGATACAGATCATCCTATGTGGATGAAGTTTAAAAATATTGTAGAAGGTATGGGTATTGGACTTGTGTTTGATGGTGCTACTATATTATTAGGTAGAGGTGCAAAAGCTGCTAAAACTCAAGTAAGGAATAGACAAGGTAGTATTGAATATCAAACTTTAAAGAAAGGTGTTAGAGAATTAAGAAAGAATGAATTTGGAGCTAGTAAGAATAAGAGTATAGCTTCGCCTCATCAAGGAGCACACCAATCTGAAGTATCTCCAGCTAAAGCTAGAGAGCAGCTAAAAAGAACAAGAACAGAATGGGATGCTGAAGATGGTTCAACAGGTTCTGTAACAACACCTGTTCAAAGAGAACGTGTTGCAGAAACAGGAGAAATGACAGAAGAGATAGTTGACGGAATTCTTAGAGGTTTGATGAGTGATTCAAAATTCCAGCAAGTAATGGATGCTATTAGAACTGGAAGGCAATCATTGATTGATGTTTGGGGAGATGCTGTAGCAGCTCATCAAAGGATGACTTTAGGAAGAAATGCAGCAGATTTACCAACTGAAGAGTATTTAAACGAATTATATAGATCCTCTATTAAGTATGATATAACTGATGATGCTGGTAATGTTGTTGAGACTATTGAAACATGGACTACTAAGAATATAGTAGCTGGTGATTTATTAGTTGGTACCTTACTTAAACAGTTAAGAGATAATGGTATAGCGGGTAGAGAATTAGCTGATTTCGTAAATCTAATTGAAACGGATGGTCCTATGCAGCAGGTATTTGATACCATGATGACTGCTATGACTGAAATAAAAAGAGCTAGAGCGTGGGCTTCTGATTCATTTAGAGGTATAGGTGCTGGTAAAATAGGCAGAAAGCAAGCTATAGAAGATGCTGTTAAGGCAGATATGAAAGATACTAAAGATGCTATACTTAGTGTTTTACAAATAGCTAAAGATGATACTAATGATGATTTGCTATTAGCTACGTTTGAGTTATTCTCTGCTATGAAAACAGTTAATAACTTAGATGACTTTGATGCTTTCTGTAGAAAGATGATTAAAGGTGGTCAATTAGAACCAGACGGTCCAGATAGAACAGGTGCTTTAATAAGAGAATTAGAAGGTATGATGGTTAATAGTGTACTTAGTGGTCCTAAAACAGCATTCAGAGCTGCAATGGGTACAAGTACAGCAACATTTTTACGTCCTATGTCTACAATTATAGGGGCTACTGTAAGAGGAGATCAGACAACTATGAGAGCTGGTTTATCTTCTTTGAATGCAATGATGCAAGCTATACCAGAAAGTTTTGAAATCTTTAAAACTAAACTTAATTCTTATTGGAGTGGTGATGTATCTAGTATGAAGACTAGATTCTCTGAGTTTACTAAAGGAGATGAGAACTGGGAATTATTAAGACGATGGGCAGAAGATAGTGGAAGAGCTACTCTTGGTGATAAAGTTATGTTTGCTATGGCAAACCAAGCTAGAAACTGGAATAATAACAGTTGGTTAACCTACTCTACAAAACTAATGGCAGCTACTGATGATGCTTTTAGACATATATTAGGTAGATCTAAGATGAGAGAAAAAGCTGTTAGATCAGCTATGGATGCTCAAAGTAAAGGTTTAATTACTGAGATTAATCCAGAATTAATTAGTGTATTTGAAGAAGATTTCTATAGACAAATATTTGATGCTGATGGTAATCTATTAGATGAAGCTACTAAATTTGCAGCTAAAGAAGTAACTCTTACACAAGAACTAACTGGATTCTCTAAAGGATTGAATGATGTATTTACAGCTAATCCATGGGCTAAACCATTCTTCCTATTCGCTAGGACTGGTGTTAATGGTCTTGCTTTAACTGCTAAACATACACCTGGATTTAATTTTTTAGTTAAAGAATTCAATGATATAGCTTTTGCTAGAGCCGATAACTTAGAAAGTGTAGCTAAATATGGAATAACTAGTGCTGCTGAACTTGCTAATGCTAAAGCATTGCAAACAGGTAGATTAGTTATGGGAGGTAGTTTAGTTAGTTTAGCTAGCTGGTCTTGGATGTCTGGAAATTTAAGAGGAAATGGACCAGTAGATAGACAAACCAGACAATTATGGATAGATTCTGGTTGGAAACCGAGGACAGTTAAAATCGGTGATGTATGGATATCCTATGACTCTATCGAACCATTTAACCAAATGTGGTCTATGATATGTGATATAGGTGATGCTAGTGAATTAATGGGTGAGCAATGGACAGAAGACCAGCTACAAAAAATGTCATTAATCGTAGCTCAAGGTATAGCAAGTAAGTCTTACTTACAAGGTATGCAGTTATGGGTAGATGCTTTTGCTGGAAATCCTGGTAGTTGGGGTAGAGTTGGTAGTTCTTTAACTAATAATATAGTACCTTTAGCTAGTTTAAGGAATGAAATTGGTAAAATATTTACTCCATATACAAGGGAATTAGGTTCTGATATATTCGATGCTATAAGGAACAGGAACTTACTTACTGAAAATATAACATCTGATCCTTTACCTATTAAATATGATACATTAAATGGTAAACCATTAAAAGATTATGATTTCTTAACTAGAGTTGCTAAATCTATACTACCAGTTGAATTTAGTTTAGATGAAAGTCCTGGTAGAAAATTACTATTTGATAGTGGATTTGATTTAAGATTCTTTACTTATACTGCTCCTGATGGTACAGATCTTTCTGATAGTCCTGATATTAGATCTTTATTTCAAGAAAAACTTGGTCAGTTAAATATGGAAGCTGATTTCAATAGATTAGCAAGAAGACAAGATATTATTAATTCTATATCAGAAATGGATGCTGATAGATCTTCAGGTCATAGAGGAGATTATGAGCCAAGAGATTATCATCATAATCAAATTATCCGTGCTCTTGTTGAAGAAAAGAAAAAAATAGCTTGGGAATTGTGTTTAACAGATTTAAGAGTACAAGAATTAAGACAAGAACAATTATTTAAAAAACAACAAAGAGCTTTTAAAGGAGTAACAACCACCCCCAGTTTTGAAAGTTTACTATCAATGTATAAATAAAACATGACAACAACAACATTCATAGAATTTGATGGGGATGGTAGTAACAAAAATTTTGCTTACACATTCCCAACATATAAAATTTCAGAAGTTAAAGTAGCAGTTAGTGGGGTAATAGTAGATAACTGGACAATCCCTGCTGGTTGGGCTGCTAGTGGTTCAAATACTATTACATTTGATAACACAACAGGTACTACAAACACTACAGTATGTGAATCTTCTGGTGCTCCTAAAGATGGTACAAAAAATGTTCGTATTTTTAGAGATACAGATATTGATTCAGCTAAATATACCTTTAATGCAGGTAGTTCAATTAAAGCTGATGAGTTAAATACTAACCATGAACAACTGAGGAGAGCATTACAAGAAGAGCAGTATAATACAATAAATACATATGATATAAAAGATGGTGCTATAACAAGTGCTAAAATAGAAGATAATGCTATAACAAGTGCAAAGATAAAAGACGGTGAAATAGTAAATGCAGATATATCATCTACTGCGGAGATACAAGTTAGTAAATTAAAAGACGGTACTGCAAGACAAGTTATTCAAACAGCAGCTAATGGTTCTGATGTAGAATGGACAAGTAATGTAGATATTCCTGGCACATTAGATGTTACAGGAAACACTAAACTTGATGCTAATCTAGATGTTACTGGTACATTAGATGTTAATTCATCAGTTACTATAGCTGGAGTTACAGGAATAGATGGTAACTTCGATATTAATACTAATAAATTTACAGTTAATGCAACATCTGGTGACACAACTATTGCTGGTACTTTAGGGGTTACAGGTCAAATCACAGGTAATGTAACAGGTAATCTTACAGGTAACGTTACAGGTAACGTATCTGGAAGTGCTGGTTCAGTTACAGGTAATGCAGCTACAGCAACTGCATTGCAAAATGCTCGCACGATTGGTGGTGTATCCTTTGATGGAACTGCAAATATTAATTTACCTGGTGTAAATACTCAAGGTGATCAAAATACATCTGGTAATGCTGCAACAGCAACTAGATGGGCAAATTCTAGAACTGTAGCTTCTAATGGAGATGTAGTTTGGAACTCTGGTGCATTCGATGGTAGTGTTAATGTAACAGCAGCTGCGACTATTCAAGATGATGCAGTTACATATGCTAAGATGCAGAATGTATCAGCTACTAATAAAGTATTAGGTAGAATTTCATCTGGTGCTGGTGTTGTAGAAGAGCTTTCAGCTGCTAATATTAAAACAATATATGAAAGTAATAGTAATACTAATGCGTATATAGACACTCATAACACATTAGTTGGTGGTATTACCTCAACAGCATCTGAAATAAATAAACTTGATGGTTTTACAGGTGATAAGGATGACTTAAATATTGTTACTGGGATGACTAAAACAGTATCTACAGATACTTTCCCAACAACAAGTGATACAGCGTATCCTACTGCAAAAGCTGTTAATGCTCATGTAGTTAGTTTAATTAATGACGTAGGTGGTTTCGTACCAATAGCAAATGAAGTATCTTTCCCTAACGCTAACCCTGACCCTGATGATGGAGCAGGTACCATTGTGTCTATTGCAGACGCAGGTGGTGTAGTAGTTAATGGGTCTGGTGTAAGTACAACTGGTAGAACATTAGGTGGTGCAACTGTAACCATTAATGGTATTGATTCTTCTCTTTACAACACTACAATAGCTGCTGGTAAGGGTATGTTGGTACAGACAACTAGTACATTAAATACATATACATACCATAGACTTACCTTAGATGAAGGGGGTGTAGCTTCTGCTCAAACATTAGTATCTGACTTTAACGAAAGGTATCGTACAGGTGATAATGATCCAGGTAGCAGTAATGATGAGGGTGACTTATTTTTCAACAAGATTTCCAACACCATGAAGGTGTATGATGGTTCAGATTGGAAAGAAGTTACTTCAGCTGGAGACTTTAAGTACTTATACCTTTGTCCTACAGGTGGAAGCGGTGCTCCTAGTTTTCCAGGTGCTACATATGACTTAAGAGAAGGTAGTAATTCAGGAACTGGAGCTAGTGTAACTAAAGCAGCGCAACTTATTGTTAGTGTTAATGGTGTAATACAGAAAGCTAATACTGGTACATCTGCTCCTTCTGAGGGCTTTGCACTTGTAGATAGTAATACAATTATATTTGGTACTAATTTAACAGCTACTGATTCAGTATTTATAGTACAAATAGGTTCTGCTGTAGCTTTAAATACTCCTGCTGCAGATTCAGTAGTAGCAGCTTCAATAGATGATGGAGCTATTTTAAACGTAGCTATAAATACGAATGCTGATATTGCAGGAAGCAAACTTGCAGATGATTCAATTGCAGAAGTTAAGTTAGATATTCATAACGCACCATCTGGTACTGATAAGTTCCTTGCTTATACCTCTAATGGTATGGAGTGGGCAGTTCCTTCTACAATATCTTTTGCTAATGATGCTAATAATAGAGTCGTTACTGGCACAGGTTCTGGTCTAAACGGTGAGGCAAATCTTACGTTTGATGGTAATAATTTAAAAGTAACAGCAGGTTCAGAAGGTGTTAGTGCGACTTTACAATTAATAGCAGATGAAGGAGATGATGCTGCTGATAATTGGCGAATAATGTCGGCTGCTAGTGATAATGCTTTAGTTTTTAGTTCTAGTGAAACTACAGAAAGACTTCGTATAGATTCGAGTGGAAACGTAGGTATAGGTGTTTCTCCTAGTAAAAAATTACACATTAAAGGAACAGATGTAGCCTTAAGGCTTGAATCTACTGCGGCTACTGGTCGTATTGGGATGGAGTTTTATGATACTTCGGCTCAAAAAGGATTCTTTGGATACCCATCTAGCGGTAATGACCACATGGCTATTCAACAGAATGAAGCTGCTGATTTATATTTTTATGTGAATGGTGCAGAAAGAACAAGAATCAATTCGAGTGGTCAAGTACTTATAGGAACTACTACTGAAGGCGATGCTGCTGCTGACAATTTAACTATTGCAGATTCAGGTACTTGTGGTATAACAATTCGTTCTGCAGATACTAACACAGGTAATATTTACTTTAGTGATGCAACATCTGGTACTGGAGAATTTGCAGGTGCTATTGAATACAGTCATAATGGTGATACTTTAAGGTTACATACAAATAGTAATGAAAGAGTCCGCATTGAATCAGGTGGGAACGTAAAAATAAATGATGGCGATCTAGTAATAGGAACTGCTGGTCACGGTATTGACTTCAGTATTACTTCAGATGGTACAGGTGGTGGTACTACACCAGGTTCGGAAATTTTGGACGATTACG